CTTGAGACTATCGCGGCGTCTCTGAATTGTATTCTTGCGATTGCTGTATTTTTCTATAATGGTTTGAACGGCCTCATATTGAGCATCGGTCTCTACGATTTGTTCAATAATGCTCCCTACAGCTTCCATAACATCTGTTTCCCCATCAAGTGTATCCCAGAATACTTCTAAGTCATCTTTAAACGGAGCAAGTTCCTCAGAAAGCATTGTAATAATTGCGCTGTCTAGTTTCATGGGGTTTTTCTCCCGTGCGCAATTTCAATGGCCTTGTTAATAATATCAGTCATTCCAACTGGTATTGATCGCTGCAAATACTTGAGGTGATCTATTTCACCAGCTTCATATTGATCGTCAACTTGTCGCTGATGATCAATGAAAAGTTTGATTAATTCATCCTTCAAGTCAGCTGTGCTGGGTCTTTTCACGTCATTCTCCTTAAATTGCCTGTTTACTTATCTATCGAAAATGATAAATAATGTAAAGAAAAAAATAGAAGGATTAACAATGGAAGAAAAAACTAGCGGTTACATATCTGTTGAAGAGGCACGAGAGCGCCTCAAAGATAGGCGACTTAAATATGTAGCGGAAAGCATAGGCGTTACATACATGAGCCTCAGTAGATTGATGAGAGGCGAAGGTAATCCCTCATTTAAGCTGTTGAGCGGCTTGACGGATTATTTTAATGAGAGGCCATAAAAAAAGACCCCCGCTCGGAGGGTCCAGATATGAGGCAGTTCGAACAGTAGTAAAACTTAAAGAGGATTAAGTTTCATGTCCCATTATATGACCGCTCTTGCCATGAAGCAAGTAGGATTAAAGCCAGCAACGAAAATAGTTCTTTATTGGCTTTCTGATCATCATAACAGCGAAACAGGAGAATGTTTCCCTAGCCATAAAAGATTAGCGGAGCTTTGCGAGATGACAGACCGCAGCGTTCGCAATCACCTTGAGGAGTTGCAAAATTTGGGCCTCATAAAGATCGTAGAGAGAAAGCGCGATAATGGCTCACAGACTAGCAATAGCTACCTACTGCAACTTATGGATACTTATGGCGACAACCACCCTAGGAAAAATATTCCTACCCCCTTGGAAAATATTTCCGACCAGCCAAGGAAAAATATTCCTACCCTTAACCTTGGAAATAATAATCATGTAATTGAACCTAATAGGGCAAAATCAAAAAGAGCTACTTCTTTGCCAGATCAATGGGTTCCAAACCAAAAGAATATTGCAGATGCAATATCAAGAGATTTTACAGAAGAGGAAATAACACATGAAGCGGAACAGTTCAGAAATTATCACCTTTCCAAAGGATCAACTTTCAAATCATGGGATGCAGCATGGCGCACATGGCTTGGCAACGCTAGAAAGTTTTCCAAAGCATATAACGCCAGAACAGGCGGCAATGCTCAAACAATGCTGTCAGCATTTGGTAAACTCGCAAATAGATTGCAAGGATGATTTACCATTCTTTGAAATGGCTTTAGGGAAATTAACAGAGCCAGTAACTTCCAAATGGCTGTTTGGGCGTGTCGCAACGCTGCAAGCCCATTACTATACGCAAGCGATGCCAGAAGAATTACTAGAGGCTTTAGGCATGGACTGGTATGAAGAGCTAAAAGACTTCCCTGCATGGGCTATCAGCAATGCTTGCAGATGGTGGATGAGCGCAGACAATGAAAAGCGAAGATACAAGCCAGTTTGCGGCGATATATCAGCAAGAGCAAAAACCGAATTGGGTATCGCCAGCATTATTAAATTACGCCTAAAACAACACGCTTGATAATATATCTAACATGATTTAGGAATAAATAAACATACGGAGGTAAAAAATGAGCCAGTGGGCGGCAAAAGAGATCGAACAGATTGCAGTTGAAGATTTAATTCCATACGACAGAAACCCTAAAATTCATCCAGATACTCAAGTCAAACAGCTTGCAAATAGTATCCGTGAATGGGGTTGGACTATGCCTATTCTAGTAGATGAAAACACACAGGTAATTGCGGGGCATGGGCGTCTATTCGCAGCCAAAGAGTTAGACATGAAAGAGGTTCCTTGTATTAGAGCTACTGGATGGACGGAACAGCAAAAGAAAGCCTATGTTATTGCAGATAATAAACTTGCAGAAAATGGCGAGTGGGACACTAATGAGTATTTTTCTCAGCTAAAGGAAATGAGTAATGACGGCTTTGATCTGGGACTTATGGGTGTTGATATTGATATGTCAGCTTTTAACTATAACCCAGTATATGAGCCAACATTTGATGCGTCAGAGATTGACGAAAGCAAGATGGTAAAGGCAGACCAATATATGCAGCGCGACCAAGAGAACAGATTGATGGGTCGGGAGGGGACAGAAGTAATCTGCCCTCATTGCATGGAAACATTCGTATTTACGGGTAGATAATGTCCATAGAAAGATTGTCAGAGAACTTGAGGAACGCGACCTATAAGTTCGCAAAGACAATGCCCTACATGCCGCATTTCTACACTGTTGGAAAAACGTGGGATGACTACAAAGAATTTCTTTGGACATGTCATGCAATACAGGAACATGGGATTAAGCAGCAGTTTTTCAAAGACCCTAGAAAATACTTTTATTTAGATGGTTGGCGATATTGGATTATGGACAAAGACCCCAATGACGCGGCAATCATAAACCGAGAGCGTGAAACAATTAGGATGCCAAAATGGTCAGAATAATTGTAAAAGCTATGCCATCCAGACAGCCGTATATTGATTATTTACGGAAATATTTGCCGCAAGCCGAATTTTGCATGGACCAAGGTAAAGGCGCATTTGATACTTTTTTGCGTGCTTTGAAAATGGCTGGTACAGAGCCATGCATACATATGGAAGAAGATGTCATTTTGACCGATGGGTTTTACAACAAGATACATGAGATCATAGCAAAAAAGCCCAATAACTTTATACAGTTTTTTTCGATGCGGCAGAAGGACCTTACAGAAGGTTCGCGTTGGGATAATAATTTTCTAATGAACCAATGTTGGTATGCACCAATGTTCTATTCGGAAAAGATGCTTAAGTATGCGATGGGATGGTACTTGAAAAATGGAAAAATACACCCAACAGGAACAGATACTATGGTGTGTGATTGGTTAAAGTCTCGCAAGGAAAAGTATTGGATACACTGCCCAAGTCTTGTTGATCATCGAATTGGCAAGTCAGCTATAGACCCGCGCCGTTCTTCTAAGCGTCAATCACTAACATTTAGGAATGGTATATATGACGATTTATAACTCAGCATTAAAAAACGGCACAAAGCAATTCGAGGGATACCCGCCCACACAAAGGTTTGAACATGAGGGCTGCATCGGTATGCGGCGTAACATAATAACCGAGGGGTATTTTGCAGAGTTAGAAACCTGTGATATTATTTATTGCGAGCCACCATTCCCTGCGGGAGTAAAGGTGTTTGATGAGCGAGCTAAAGAAAAGACATCATCTTATAACGATTTTGCCCACCAGTTTGCAGTGCTTTGGGAAAGACTTTCACACAAACCAAGATTGGCTATTACTAACAAGCGGTTAGAAAAAGCACTTCCAAAACCAGATGTGCAAGTAAAAGTCAGGCTGAATACCAATTGGGAAACACTTAGCTGTTGGGGCATAACACCACCTAGCGGAATGAGTAATCTAGGGGTGTGTGAATATCTGGGTAAGACATTCAATAGAATGGGGGATATTACATGCGGCTATGGTGTTCCTGTCTTGCACTTTAAGAAAGTAAAATCTGGCAATACATTTGTAGCATCAGATTATGACGCTCACTGCATTACAGTTTTAAGGATGTTGATGAATGAAAATACACCTCAAAGATAATGTTTGCGATGCAGCATTAGAGCGTATTCGTTACATCTTTGACGAGTTTGAGAACGTAATAGTATCGTTTTCAGGCGGCAAGGATAGCACAGTAACCCTTGAGATGGCGTTAATCGTTGCGCGTGAAAGAAATCGCTTGCCGCTTAAAGTATTATTTTTAGATCAGGAAGCCGAATGGCAGTGCGTAATTGACTATGTGCAAGAAGTCATGGAGCGGGATGAGATTGAACCGATGTGGTTTCAAATGCCCATCCGTTTGACCAATAGTACATCGAATGAGCAACACTATCTGCATTGTTGGGAGGACGGTAGCGAATGGATGCGCGAAAAAGTCCCTTACGCTATTACAGAAAACGATTATGGCACAGATCGGTTCCACGAACTTTTCCCCGCAATATACAAAAAGCACTGGGATGGGCAAAGGCTTGCTGTTTTGGCAGGGATCAGGGCAGAAGAAAGCCCCGCTCGACTAGCGGGACTAACAACGGCGGCGACTTATAAGTGGGTTACATGGGGTAAACATCCAAACAAAAGCCGAGAGCATTACAATTTCTACCCCCTGTATGATTGGTCATATACTGATATTTGGAAATCCATCCATGACAATAATTGGTCATATTCCAAAGCGTATGATTACTTTTATCAATATGGAGTAAGCCCAACCAAGATGCGCGTGTCAAATCTTCACCATGAAACAGCAGTTCATCAGTTGTTTTATTTACAGGAGATTGAGCGAGACACATGGAACAAGCTGACAAAGCGTCTAGGCGGTATTAATCAGGCACGGCATATGACGAAAGAGGATATGTTCCAAGCCAAGAAACTTCCATATATGTTCAAGGATTGGAAAGAATACAGAGATCATCTGTTGATAAATCTTGTTACTGATCATGATTACCAAGAGGCCATGCGTAAGAAGTTCGCGCAGATGGACAATGTTTATGCTGCAATGAAAGATATATCCAAGCTGCATAAGGTGCATGTTGCTACAGTCTTAGCACAGGATATTGATTTCACTAAATGCAGTAATTTCGAGCAAGGGCCGTATGCTATAACTTATCGTCGTTGGAAGCGCGGCGACACGAAGTTTGTGCAGCGGTCAGAACATAGGGACTGGATACCAGTAAAGACATGAAGATCATTAGTCAACTAGAGCAAGCCTTACATGGGCTAAGTGAGAACGACAAAATAGAAATGATCGAAAAGATCAAAGATCACTTGCATAAGGAAAGCCCAATCCAACAGCCCGTTGATCGGGTCTATTGGGTTGATGTTGATAAAGTAGAGGCTAACGATTACAACCCCAACAGTGTAGCGGGTAAAGAAATGCGTTTGCTTTACACCTCAATCAAGCATGACGGATACACGCAGCCCGTAGTAACCATCTATGACGAAGAAAAAGGCAAGTATGTCATCGTAGATGGGTTTCACCGCTATTTTATCTGTAAGAGCAATCAGGACATCAGAGATCGTAACAAGGGCAGACTGCCCATCGTTGTCATTGAGAAAGACATCAATGATCGTATGGCCTCAACAGTCCGTCACAATCGGGCCAGAGGCGCACACTCAGTCGATGGCATGGCGAACATGGTATTCTCTATGTTAGAGGAAGGTTGGGGCGATGCGGAAATCTGTAACCAGTTGGGTATGGAGCCAGAAGAATTATTGCGGCTAAAGCATATTACTGGCTTCTCAAAGCTATTTGTAGATGCCGAATACAAAAAGGCATGGGTAACTAAACAGCAAATCTTGATTAAAAAGAAGTGGCAAGATGAGCATGGGGTTGACCAATAGCTTACCGCTGGTAAAAAGTGAAAATAAGTGATAATGTTGGTGACATGAGTAACAAAATAGAAGAGGCGCTACGCCGAAAGATCAAAGAAGAGTTTGTTCATGGCTACATCGATGAAAACGGTGTGCGCCAATACCCCTCTATTATAGCTCTATCCAAGCGACACGATGTTGCTAATGTTTCCCTGCACAGATGGTCAAAAAAAGAAGATTGGCAGGGGGAAAAGAACAAAGTGCAGACCGAATATGAATTAGCGGTGCAAAGAGAGCGTCAACAATTAATGGTGCAAAATGGCACCTTATTAGACGATAGGTCAATCAATCTTGCTTTTGGGATGATGAGCGATGTAGCAAGGCGCTTAACCGAAGATCAAGAAAACAGAAAAACATTGAACGAAATTCTTAATATCCCAAGTGCTCAAGAAAGAGATGAGCAACTAAGAAAGTTCAACACTAAACATAAAATTCTGACAGCGCATGATTTAAACTCAATTGCGGGGGTTGTGGCTACTGCTCAAAAGATCGGCAAATTAGCACTTGGTCAGGCTCAAGAGATTAGCAAGGTTTCCGCTCATGTTACAGCACCAGATAGTTTACGACAGGTTATCGCAGACTTGGACGAACTTGCCGCAGCGAAGTCATCAACAGCAAAGCACACTATACAGTGATTGGCTGAAAATGGCTCGACCAGAGCAAATTACCCCTGTTGGGGATTGGAATGTCTGGTTAATCTTAGCGGGGCGTGGTTGGGGCAAGACAATGACGGGGGCATTTGATACGATGATCTATGCCCTTAACAATCCAGAAAGCCGTGTAGCTGTAGTCGTTCCTACATTTGGCGATCTTCGCCGTGTAGCTTTTGGTGGTGTTTCTGGTATACTCAAGTGGTTACCAGATGAGTGCTTGCTAAAAGGCAGAGGTCAAGGATACTCCTCATCAGCGCAAGAAATAAGGCTTTACAATGGCTCATTGATACAAGGCTTTGCGGCTACAGAGCCAGAACGACTTAGGGGGCCACAGTTTCATAGGGCTTGGTGCGACGAGGTTGCAGCTTGGTTTTATCCAGAAGCTTTTGACCAACTAATGTTTGGCTTGCGTCTAGGCGAAAATCCGCAATGCGTTATTACAACAACACCAAAGCCGAATGAGCTTACCCGTTCATTGATCAAGAGAACTGGTACTGTTGTGACTAGGGGTAGCACGTTTGACAATGCTGCAAATCTTGCTCCCGCCGCATTGCAGCAATTGAAAGAAAAATATGACGGGACAAGGCTTGGCAGACAAGAGCTTTACGCAGAGGTGCTTGATGATATAGAAGGCGCACTCTGGTCTTGGTCTATGATTGAGGGAAGTAGACTTTCAGATCAAAATTTACCAGAGCTTCAAAGAATTGTGGTAGCTTTGGACCCCGCTGTTACAAGCGGTGACGATAGCGATGAAACAGGGATAATTGTTGCAGCAAGGGGTGAAAATGATGAGTTTTATGTGTTAGAAGATGCTACAATGAAGGCAAGTCCCGATGGGTGGGCGCGAAAAGCGGTAGAGCTTTACCACAAATATAACGCGGATCGAATTATCGCAGAAGTAAACAACGGTGGAGATTTGGTCGAAAGAGTGGTAAGAACTATAGAGAGAGTTCCTTACTCAGCAGTTCGCGCTAGTCGTGGTAAGCTAGTAAGGGCTGAACCGATTGCGGCGCTTTATGAGCAAAGGAAAGTTCATCATGTCAAAGAATTTAAAGAGTTGGAGGACCAATTGATTTCATATACTCCAACATCCAAATCGTCACCTGACAGATTGGACGCCCTTGTATGGGCTTTGACAGAGTTATCGCAGCGTAGTGGCAAGCCATCGTGGAGAATAAGTTAATGGGTATTTTCGACAATCTGCGCAGCGCAGTATTTGGGCAAAGATTTGAGATCAAGGAAGCACCAAAGGTCTATGTTCAAGGCGCGATGATGAATTATACAAGGCGCGATAACTTCAAGGCTTATGCCAAAGAGGGGTATCAAGAGAACGCTATTGTGTACCGCTGTGTTAATGAGATAGCAAACGGGGCTGCATCTATTCCGTTCAAGGTCTATCAGGGGGATGTAGAACTTGAAAGCCACCCTCTTATAAGCCTGTTAGAAAGACCAAACCCGATGCAAGCAAGCGTCGAATACTTTCAAGCATTGTATTCATTTCTTTTGCTATCTGGTAATAGTTACGCTCTGTCCTCTGGTGTTAACCAGATACCTACAGAGCTTTACCTTCTTCGACCAGATAGGGTTGAAATTGAGCCAAGCGACACATCAATCCCAAAAAGTTACAAGTATAAGCTTAACAGCCAAGTGGTAGCGCGATATGAAGCTGATCCCGTAACAGGACAGTCTGAGGTTAAGCACTTTAAGCTTTGGAACCCCTTAGATGATTATTTGGGTCTATCACCCTTAATGGCGGCGGCTGTTGATCTTGATCAGCATAACATGATTGCAAAGCACAATATTGGGTTGCTTAATAACGGGGCGCGGCCTTCGGGTGCAATTGTGTTTAAGCCACAAGATGATCTTGGCAATGCCATGACATTGACTGAAACGCAAAGACAGCAAGTAATGCGTGACTTAGAGGCTAGATTTACGGGTGAAAAGAACGCTGGTCGCCCTATGCTTTTAGAAGGCGACTTTGATTGGAAAGAGATGGCTATGTCACCGCGTGATATGGACTTCTTGCAAAACAAGCATATGGCTGCAAAGGACATTGCGCTTTGTTTCGGGGTTCCCTCTCAGCTTATCGGGATACCTGACAGCCAAACCTATGCGAATGTTCAAGAGGCGCGTCTTGCGCTATATGAGGAAACCATCATTCCTCTAGCGCGTAGAGTTGAGAGCGACCTTAACGAATGGTTGGCGCCTAGTTTTGGTGACGATATTTCAATAGAATATGATATTGATGCTATACCAGCGATGACGGAGCGCCGCCGCCGTATATATGAAAATGTTACAAATGCGGTTGCACAAGGCATAATAAGCCGTAATGAAGCGAGAGAGAGACTAGGATTAGAGCCTATCAATGGTGGTGATGAGGTTTACATCGCGGCTAATCTCTTTCCCCTTGGTGGCCCAGACATAGCGCCAAGCGAGGGTCAAACACCAGAAGAAGCAGGTAAGCAAGCTTACGGAGAGCAAAAGCTTGACTTTTATCCAGATGGTGAAGAGGTTCCCGACAACTTACCAGATGCTTATCGTATGGGGGATGGTGAAGAGCGGTGCGGCAACTGCATGCACTATGATCAGCAATATTGTGATTTATTTGATGCAGAGGTCAGGGCGCAGTATGTTTGCGGCAAATGGGAGCCACAAGACGACGAAGAGAAAGCAGAAAGTGATGTTGACACAGTGCCAACAACGGCAATGGCACGAAACGCAGAGCGTGGACTTGAGCTTCGCAAAGAGTATGGTCGTGGCGGCACTATCATCGGTGTTACAAGGGCAAATCAGCTAAAGAGCCGCGAGCGTCTTAGCCCAAGCGTTGTGCGAAGAATGCACAGTTATTTTTCAAGGCACGAAGTAGATAAGAGGGCGCAAGGATTTCGGCGCGGGGAAGATGGTTGGCCTACAGCTGGATTGGTAGCATGGTTGCTTTGGGGCGGCGATGAGGGTCAAACTTGGGCGGCAAGCAAGGTTAAGCAGCTTGATCGTGAACGCGATAAGATGTGCGAAGCAGTTGATGAGACAAAAGCGCCTACCAAGATTTCGGATGCAATCAAGAAATCGCTTGCTTCTAAGGTAAAGGAACACAATGACGAATATGGGGATCAAAAGGGTAAACGGGTAACGCAAGGGATGCTTGAGGCCGTATTCCGTAGAGGCGTTGGCGCTTATCACACCAATCCGCAATCAGTAAGACCTACTGTTCAAGGTCCAGATCAATGGGGTTTAGGACGTGTAAATGTTTTCTTGAGGGCGGTTAGAACGAATAGGTTCCCAAGTGGTAAATTTGACACCGATCTTTTACCAGAGGATCATCCCTTAAAAACAGGAAAAGATAAATGAATATCGGATCAGTGCAAGCGGCTAAAGGTTCTTATGGACCAGCCATATATAAGTTCGGTTTTAATGCAGCGATTACAACCGATGAGGAAACAGTATGGGACGCTGGGGGTGTTTATAATTATCCATCAAGCGCGGGGGTGGCAACGGTTGTAAGCTCATCAACGGCAGATGATCTTGTTGGCACTGGCGCACAGAAGGTAAAGATTGAGGGTCTTGATGCTAACTATAATGCTCAAATCGTCGAAGTCGAAATGGATGGGACGACTAATGTTTCAACAACCGAAACATTTATAAGGGTATATCGTGTTTATGTAAGCCAAGCTGGTAGCGGCAAGGTTAATGCTGGAAACATTACGATCTCTATCGGTGGTTCGGTAAGGGCGCAGATTAGTGCCAATCAGGGGCAAACGCTAATGGCTGTATATACCGTTCCAGCGGGATTTACAGGGTATGTTACGCAATGGTCATTTAGTTCTGGTGCTTCAGCATCTAACAAGTATTTAGATGGGCGGCTAATAATTCAAAGGTTCGCGGGGATCATTCAAACAAAGGCGCGTTCAACAATTCAAAACACCTCTTTCGTTCAAGACTTGCAGGTCGCTACGGTAGCTAATGAAAAGGACGATATAGAAATTCGGGCTGTTACTTCATCAGGCACAGATGCGGTTTCTGGTACATTCTCTGTTTTATTGAAGAGAAATTAATGAAACTTACAAAAACTGATGCCGTTGATCTTTTCCAAGAGATAGGCCGAATATTTGAACGTGATTGGAATGAGCTATCAGGCATGGAGCTTTCAAAGTGGGATCAAGATTTGCTTATGGGGGTCGCCTGTTACAGTGCTTTATTCCTGAGAGGCGAATATAAAACGCTAGACTTGGCACAAGAGAAAGTTCTTCAACATATACGAGATCAGGCGACAAAGAACCCAAATTACAACAAGGTAAGAAAGCGCACCACCTTGGGCATCTACAAGCTATTCCGCGAACTAGAAAAGCAAATGGATGCGACGATACCGAAAGATAAGGATTTGTGATGAGCCAGTACAGTGGAAGAGATTGGCCTTTTCCTTGGGAAACCCAAAAGCATTTTGTTCCAAAGGTAGACATCGCATCAAGGCTTGAGAGGGCGGCTTTGTTTTTGGGTGGCAGGGAAAATAAGCACTCTGAACTTTATACTTCGGCTGCGGACGAAATATATCGTTTACGTTTGCTATGTAATCAGAACAAGATTGATTATGGGGAAGTTCTGCCAAGGTGGGATGAATGGAATAACAGGCTTGAAAAGAAAAATCTTTTAGGATAGTGTTTTCTTATCGTACATGTCTGAAGTTACTATATTGGTCGGAAAAGGGGGTAAGTGCTTGCGTACTCGCCCCCCTTTTTCTTAATTGAATTGGTTTTGATCAAGAGAAATTAGCGCATAGCGTTTAATGTTATTTTATGGTATATTTAAGTTGCGATGTAGTTGAGTGCATCGTTCCTCCCTGTTAGACTGGGCCACGATTAAACCCGTGGCCCATTTTTCAAGAAGTCCTTTATTTCCTCTTCGCTCCACCTGTTTCCAACGCCCATATAATGAGGCTGTGGTAGGCTTTTGTTCCTGACGCCCCCTAAGAAGTCGGTTATCGTTAAGCCCAGCATACGGGCCGCTTGGACGGCCTTGATGTACTTAGGGAACCTAGACATCCTGCTCTAACCGATCCTGTGCGCCTGATATAATTGCTTTTAGGGTATATCTGTCAGCACTGTCTAGTATTCCGTTAATGAGTTTAGTACAGTCTGTTCCCCGAAATTCTATCCATCCGGTTGGGGCAACATTATTGCTTATATCTATGGTAAAGACATCAGGGAGGTAGTCGCTATATTGCCTCTCAAGGCTGTACGCTCTGTTTTCACGCCCATGAAAAGAAATTCTTTTTTTTGCGATAAAGTTCGGGTCGCACGTTATAATTTCAATCATCGTTTACCTCCAAAGTTTTAAGATATTGTATTGGTTTAAGCCTAGCAGAACCCGACATGATTACCTCCGTAATAATCAAAGTAATCATCTCCACAAATGACGTCAGCATTTATCAAGTCTACAAAATTATAAACCTCTGTAAAAACTGGTTTGTTTTTCTTCAATCTGTTTTTTCTCACTACTTGTTTATTAAATATTGGTCGCATCTTTGCAATCGCTAACGCTTCTACATCTCTTGCCTCTTCATATGTTTGGAAATATGATGTCATAATAAAATCAACTGAGTACCACCATGATTTATCATTTCGGTGCTGTCTTATTCGACTGCGAAGATTGTAAGTACAGCCAATGTAAAGGGGTATTACTCTCTTGTTTGGGCTATTCCCCTCTTTGTCGGCGTCTGGTAAAGAGCCAAGCAAGTAAACAGAATAGTGTTTTTTGAATGTTTTATGAGAACGATCCCTGCCCTCTGGCAAGCACTCAAAATGGTTCCAGATAAAGGCATTAGCAAATTGTTCATCTGAGGCCGCAGTTAATGGTTTGTCTTTCGGAAATGACATGGAATAGTTAAGACCATGGTTCCAATAATACATAGTCTCAGGGGGCGTTCTGGTCCATTTCTTTAGAGAAAGTTTAGTCATCGTTTACCTCCGAGGGGTCCATATACTCCTCTGCTATAACGAAGTCTTTTATTTCATCTTCGCTCAAGTAAACGCAAAAGCTGCGTATTACCTGTTCAAGATTATAATATCCTTGGTCAACCCGATCCAAGAATTTGTTAGTAACTTTGCGAGTGTATTCCATTCGATTAACCCTTTGCTGCTTTGTCGATGCCGAATGCTAAGTTGATGCCGTATGTTGCGCAATTGTGCATGCGTCTTGCGAGTGCGCTATGACTGCTTGCTGGATTTACCTTTGCAGCTTTTTCAGAACGAGCAGCTTGGTCAATAAAATATTGAATGGCTTTTGAGCCATCGTTATCAAGCTCGCGCATTTTAGCGTTGAAGATTTTTTTGGCTGTTTCCCATTTTGTAGGAAATTTTGGGTAGATGCTTGTCATTTCGTTTTCTCCTTATTGCCTATGTAACTTATATAGCATCTGTGGATATTGCTGTCAACGCAAAAAGTTAAAATAATTAACAAAAAAGTTATTGACATCAACAAATTTTGTGGATAAGTTGTATGCAAGGCAAAGGAGAAAGCACATGAGATACGATCTTTACCAAATCAAAGCAGCTACAGCGACACCCGCAGCGGACAAGGCCAAAATCGACATGATGATGGATTTCAGCGACAACAAGATAGGCGGTATAGCGCGGGATGCTTGGGACAAATTCTTTTATACTAGAGTGGCAACACTTGATGCGAAAGATTACAACGATGCTTTCGAGGTCGGGAATATTGGACCAGAAGAAAAGATTACTCGCTATGCTGCACTTTCATCAGCATCAGTCGGAGACATACTTATCGCAGAGGATGGCACCATCGCAGTAATAGCAAATATCGGATTTATCCAAATCGGATACAGCGCAGTACACGCAGCATAAGGGGGAATGAAAATGGTAAGAGAGGGACAAGTTATAGATGCGATTGATCACATCTTAGAGACAATGGATCGCAGAGGTTGGGACAAGCTGTCCGAGAAAAGCAAGAAGTCTTACGAGGCTTTATGGGCTTTACGCGAGGGGCTTGAGGGCAACCCAGATGATGGTACAAAGATGATCTTTTATATACCGTAAGGAGACAGACAGTGTTCCAATACAGCAAAAAGCGAGTTCACAAGGATGTTCCAGCTTGGGATATTTTTTACGGCGACAAGCGTTGTGGCTTGCTCACAGCATTTCCTCTGGACGGCCCAACGGCTACTATAAAGGTTGAACAGAATGTTAAAAGCGATATGAAGGCGATCGTAGAGCGCACGGTTGACGCCTCTACAGTCAATATGTGCTTTAACAGGGCTACAGAGTTGCACCAAGAAATGATTGAACATATAGTCATGGAGCTTTATTCGTGATACATCAATCATATGAACATACCAGTTTTTATCAAAGCCGAGGGTCGCAGACGATTAAACATTGCGAGAGAGCTTGGTGAAATAAACAGGCTTCGGCTGTCTTATGAAAAGTCTCTTGGCACCGCGATGCTTGCGGTCTTTGCAAAAGCTGGACAGCAAGCGGCAAATAATTTTGAACGCTTCAACAGCTTTACAATGAGAGACCTTCAACACGAGGCCGATGTTGAAAGGGTTCTTCGCGCACATTACGCAAGCGTCATTACTACTTTCAGCAATAGGGTTTATGACAATACAAAGCGCACGGCGTTTGAGCTTTTGATTGATCAATACATCTTGTTATATGGGGCAAACCGCATAACAGGAATAAGCAACACTACAGCTAATATTATCAGGGGTGCCATATTCGCAGGGGAAGCAGACGCGCTTGGAGTAGCCGCGATTGCTAGTTTGATCAGGGAACGCACAGGCGGCGCAATGGGGCGATCTAGGGCGGCTACAATAGCGCGAACAGAAACGCATGGCGCTGCATCATGGGCTACCCATACAGCGATACAAGATCAGCCTCTTAGATATAACAAGCAATGGGCTGCGGTATCAGATAGCCGCTCAAGGTCGCACCATGCGGTAATGAATGGTGTGCAAGTAGGACCAGACGAGGATTTTATAGTGCGTTACAATGGCGTTGAATATCGCATGTCGCATACGCATGATCCAAGAGGCGGTCCAGCGAACAATGTAAATTGCAGATGTGCAACTCTTTATGTTGCGGATGAGGACGAAATCTTTAGGGATTAACATATACTTCAAAAACCACTATTAGTATGTTACATTAGCTTAAACAACGAGGTCTAGTATGCCATTGCCACAGCCAAACTTGGGTGAAGATCGGGATGACTTTATGTCCAGATGTATGGGCGATGAAAAGGTAAGAGACGAATTTCCAGATAGTAATCAAAGGGTTGCTGTTTGTAATTCCCAGTACGAGGGCGCAAAGATGGTAAATGACAATACAGTTGATTGCGATGAAATGGAAGCAATTGACGAAACAAAATCAGAAACAATAGATATTGCGTTTGAGTATAAAGCGCATGATGACGCAGAGGAAAAGGGCGTATTTACTGGATATGGCTCAATTTTTGGCAACAAAGACCTTGGAAATGACATTGTTGTCGAGGGTGCTTTTGCTTCGTCAATTGGCAAAAAGGGCGCAAAAGCTGTCAAAATGCTTTACCAGCACCGTCAAGATGAACCAATTGGCGTTTTTGATGAAATCATAGAGGACCGCCGTGGCCTTAAAGTAAAGGGTCGTCTTGCTATGGGAACGCAGCGCGGACGCGAAGTTTATGAGCTTATGAAGATGGGTGCGCTTGATGGCCTTTCAATCGGCTATCGCGTAGACCCAAAGGGGGTTGAATATGATGAGAAGCGTAAAAGGCGCTATCTAAAATCTGTTGACCTAATGGAGATTTCCGCAGTCACTTTCCCCATGAACCCCCGTGCACGGGTTCAGGCAGTAAAGGGTGCGGAACGCACGGTGCGTGAATGGGAGGAACTTCTGCGGGATGCAGGTAGCCTATCGCGCAACGAGGCAAAGGTCGCCGCATCTGCGGTCGCCGTGGCACTGGAACAGCGGGATGCTGTAAAAGAGGAGACGCCAGAAGTCCTTGAAGCGATTAGTCGCTTTACAAACATCCTTAAATCCTAATCAACGGAGTGATCAAATGGAAGATCAGGTAAAAGTAGCCGTTGACGCAATGGCGGGTGCCTTTGAAGAGTTCAAAAAGGTAAACGATGCGCGTCTAGCGGAAATTGAAGCCAAGGGTTCATCTGACCCTGTAACAGAGGAAAAGCTTGCGAAAATCGAAGCTGACCTTGACCGTTACGAAGCCATTAACCAAAAGCTGGTGCAGCAAGAGAAAGCCAGCGAAAACTTTGGTGAAAAGCTTGGCGAAATCGAAAAGATGTTGAGACGCCCTGCAAACGCAATGGAAGCCAAAGAAGTCGACATTAGCCTCAAGGCTTGGGACAGCTTCATGCGCAAGGGTGAGCAAGGTATGGACGAAATGGAGCTTAAAGCTCTTACAGTCGGTACTGCGGCAACTGCGGGTAACTTGGCACCAGCCGAGTACGTTGAAGAGCTTGTAAAAGTAATTACAGAGATTTCTCCTGTTCGTTCTGTTGCGCGTGTTCGCCAGACATCAAACAAGGAAATCGAAGTTCCAAGCAAAACAGCGACTTTCGCGGCGGCATGGACAGCTGAAACTGGATCACGTACAGAGACAACTGGTTATACCACTTCTCTGAATACGATCCCAACCCATGAGCTTTACGCTCTGGTTGATATTTCAAGTGCATTGCTTGAAGACAGCGTGTTTGATCTTGAAGCGGAAATGAACCAAGAGTTTGCAGAGCAATTTGCAAAAGCGGAAGGTGCAGCGTTTATTTCTGGAAACGGAACCAACAAGCCAACAGGTATTACCAACGGCACAACGGTTTCATCAACAACGGCGGCGGGTGCAGCGGCAATTACTACCGATGACTTGATGGATTTGGTTCACGACCTCAAATCAGACTATGCCCGTGCAGCTTCATTTATGATGAACCGCGCTACACTTGGTGCAATCCGTAAGCTGAAAGATACTGCTGGTCAGTACATCTTCCAGACAGGGTTCTCAGGTCAGTCTGGTTTGCCAAACACAATCTTGGGCCATCCATATGTAGAGGCGCTTGATGTTGCGGATATTGGCACAGGAAACAAATCTGTAATCTTCGGTGATTATCGCCGTGGCTTTATGATTGTTGATCGTGTTGCGCTTTCTGTTCTGCGCGATCCATACTCACAAGCCTCATCGGGTAACGTGCGTTACATTGCACGCCGCCGCGTAGGTGGTGAAGTAGTGCTTGCAGAGGCAATGCGCGTTCTTGAACATCCGTAAAAATTGAACGGGGGGCTTCGGCCCCCCCTTCACCTCTGGGAGTAGCACATGAAGATAATGATGGTTAAGACCGCAAGTGGAAAAGCCCGTGAAGATGGTGCTGTGTCAATGAAGTATCTTGCGGGTACCCAATACGAAGCTACCGAAAAATGGCAAGAGAAGGTATTCTCTACTTTAGTATCTCTTGGATTTGCAAACGAAATCGGTGGCAACGCAGGGCCGACAGAAACAAAGAGAAAACGTGCTAGAGATGCAAAAGGTAAATTGAAGGCTGATGACCCTAGCACTCCTGATGTGAATGAAGCATGGGAAGAACCCACGCCGCCAAAGAAAAAGCGCGGACGTCCCCCGAAAGTAAAAAAATAGACAAGGCTCTAATCGTTGAGTGTGATCATTGTTTGTGCTAAGTTCATGGTGCATATGCAACAATCAACGGAGGGCCGAAAATGGCAACCTTAAATGATCGCGTCTTTGATAGTGGCCTATCGGTTCTGGACACTGAAGCCTCTCGCATCGACGTAACTTCTCAAGAAGCCACTACTTACACAGAAGCTACTTCCACGTACACTCTTGGAAATTCAACTTCTCTTTCTATTGCTGCACCAAGCGATAGAACGGGCGGGGGGCGCAAAGTGACGGTGGCGGCTATTACTGATGGATCAATCAGTGCTACTGGAACAGCCACACATTACGCGATTACTGACACAAGCAACTCACGCCTCTTGGCAACGGGAACGCTTACAGCGTCACAGGCAGTTACCTCTGGCAACACCTTTACTCTAGCAACATTTGATATTGGTATCCCTGATCCAGCATAATTTGCTAGTAATTTAAAATAGGAGAACTCGCTATGGCGAAAAAAGTGTTCGTGAATAGAGCCAAAATGTCCACAGCGACTACAGGCACATCGACAATTACCTTAGGGTCAGCCGTAGCGGGTTATCAAACATTTGAAGAAGCAGGGGTCGTAAACGGAGATGAGGTCCGTTACGTCATTGAGGATGGCGACAACTGGGAAATTGGCACTGGCACATACACAAGTTCGGGTACTTCACTTTCCAGAACAGTTTTGGAAAGCAATAATGCTGATAGCGCAATAAGCCTGTCAGGAACAGCCTATGTATTTATTACCTCTGCGGCTGATGATTTCGTCCAGTTAGATGGCGATACAATGACGGGCGATCTTGGGTTGACTGACAACTCAAAGCTTTCAATCGGTACTGATAATGATCTTGAAATCGTTCATAACGGAACGAACACTATAATTAATGAGCGTGGCACAGGTTCCTTAAAGTTCCAAGTTGGTGGGACAGATGTTGCGACAGTAACCAGTAGCGGGTTTACAACTAATGTTACGGGTAATGTTACGGGTAACTTAACGGGGGATGTTAAGGCAACTAATGGCACATCTGTATTGGACAGCGGTACTGATGGAACAGATGCGACCTTTACTGGAAGCGTTACTGGTAATGTTACTGGTAATTTAACAGGGGATGTTACTGGAAATGCAGATACCGCCTCTGCCCTTGAGACAGGGCGTACAATTAGCCTAACGGGTGATGTTAGTGGCAGCACCACATTTGACGGTTCAGCTAATGTCAGCATCACTGCAACGGTTGCAGACGATAGCCATGACCACACTAATGCGACTACAAGCGCAGATGGCTTCATGTCCGCATCTGACAAAACGAAGCTTGATGGGGTTGAGGCAAACGCTACAGCGGATCAAACAGCCAGTGAGATATTGACCGCCATTAAAACAGTTGATGGCTCTGGTTCAGGGTTAGATGCAGACCTTCTTGATGGTAATCAAGCAAGTGCGTTTGCTACTTCAAGCCATAACCACACTCTGGATAGCCTTTCCAATGTTACTATTACATCGAATAGTTCGGGTGAAATCCTAAAATGGAATGGAACCGCGTGGGTAAACAATACTCTTGAAGAGGTAGGGGCGCTTACTGCGAACCAAACAATCACACTGAGCGGAGATGTAAGCGGTTCTGGGACCACATCTATTAGCGTGACTGTGGCGGATGATAGCCATAACCACGTCATTTCAAATGTCGATGGACTGCAAACATCTCTGAACAGTAAGTTAAGTCTCAGCGGCGGGACAATGACGGGTACTCTGACCTTGAATGCTGATCCTACTTCTAATTTACACGCTGCGACGAAAGAATATGTGGATACAATTGCTGCGGCGGGTATTCATTACCATGATCCAGTTAGGGTTGAAGCACCAAGCAATCTCAACGCTACATACAACAACGGCTCATCTGGTGTGGGTGCCACTCTTACAAATGCAGGGACCAATGCGGCTATAAGCATTGATGGGGTTTCTCTAAGCCTCAATGATCGTGTGTTGGTCTATAATCAAACAAACTCAGCGCACAATGGGATTTATTACGTTTCAACTGTTGGGGATGGCTCAACCGCTTGGGTTCTTACCCGTGCTACGGATGCAGATAGCTATGGTGCTTCTGACAAGGATGCTCTTGGTGAGGGCGATGCGTTCTTTGTAAAGGAAGGTAGTACTGGCGCGGGTGAACTCTATGTAATGAACCAAACTGGTGCGATTACCTTTGGCACAACAGCGATTACATTCACAGTTGTTGCTGAAACGGCGGTCTATACCGCTGGAACTGGCATCACTTTGACAGGAACTCAATTCTCTATTGGTCAAGATGTTGCTACCACAGCAAGCCCAAGTTTTGCGGGAGCAACCTTTACGGGTGATGTAACTTTTTCAGGCAGTGTTTATGACGTTGTTTGGGATAATTCTACTAATTCCTTAGAATTTCCAGATAACGCACAGATAAGACTTGGTTCATCTTCTGATTTTACACTATATCATTCAACTAATAATTTTATAGATATTTATACGGGTAATCTCTATATAAGGCAATTTGGTAATGATTTAGATGTTCTTATTCAAAGTGATAATGGCTCTGGCGGTACTACAAATTATTTTATTGCAGATGGATCAACAGGCGAAGTTCAGCTATATCATTATGGGAGCCAGAAGCTTGCGACAAAGACAGGCGGTGTCGAAGTAACAGGAACAGTAACCGCAACCGCATTCTCAGGGGATGGTTCTTCCCTTACGGGCATCTCTACTGATTTGGTAGGTGACACCACACCTCAACTTGGCGGGACACTTGATACCAATGGCAATTTAATTCAATTTGGAGACAGTGGTAGTGCAACTGATGATAGGCTGCAATTTGGTGCTTCCCAAGACCTAGAAATTTATCATGATGGAAGCCACACGCGCCTTGTAAAAAGTGGTGATGGAAAACTCATAGTATCGTCTGGCGCTAATAACAATATCGACATTAATGCAGGGACAGGCGGGAATACTATTGAGTTGATAGCATCAACGGGGCAGGTAAAGCTATATTATGGGGGTTCAAAAAAGTTTGAAACAACATCAACTGGCGCACTGGTTACGGGGCAGCTTGACGTAGGTGATATTAGTATTGACGAAAGTACAATAAGTGACGCAACTGGTGCCTTAACAATAGATGTCGCCACCGAAATCATTTTAGATGCAGACGATTTTGGCAAAGTTCAGTTTTATGACGGTGGAACGCATTACGGAACTTTTCGAAGAAACGGCAGTGATGTAGAAATAAAAACTATTATATCAGATGCAGATATAAAGTTTATTGGTGTTGATGGTGGTGGTGCAGTTACCGCCCTTACCCTTGATATGTCTGATGCTGGTACAGCTATCTTCAACCATGACATATCATTGCCCGACAATGGTAAGGTTAAAATTGGGTCTTCAGATGATCTGCAACTTTACCACAATACAGCTACAAGTTTTATAGATAATTATGTAGGTAATTTAGATATAAGAAACTTTTCAGACGATGCAAATGTTCGTATT